TGCTGGTGTTGGTGGTGCTCTTGCCGGTCGCGGGGCTGATCTCTTTGTTATCGACGACCCACACTCAGAACAAGACGTAAAAGCAAACAGTCGTCTAGCGTTTGACACGGCGTGGAGTTGGTTTCAAACAGGCCCGTTGCAGCGTCTGATGCCGGGCGGCGCGATCATAGTCATCATGACGCGCTGGGGCCCACTGGACTTGACCGGCAGACTCATACAGTATCAGGTAAGTAACCCCGACAGCCCACGCTGGGAGATAGTGGAGCTTCCTGCCATCCTGAACGAAGACACGGACAACGAGAAGTCCCTTTGGCCGGAGCAGTGGCCACTCGAAGCGCTGAAGTCCGCCAAGTCCTCAATGGATCCCCGCTACTGGAACGCGCAGTACATGCAGCAGCCAACCAGTGACACGGCGGCTATCATCTCAAGAAAGCACTGGCGGATATGGGATAGGGATGACCCACCACCTTGTGAGTACATAATTCAGTCTTGGGATACGGCGCATGAAACCAAAACCACATCCGACTACTCTGCCTGTACTACTTGGGGGGTCTGGTACAACGAGGAAGAAAACGACAAGCCCCAGCTTATTCTCCTCGACGCTTTCAAAGACCGAATCCCATTCCCAGAACTTAAGCAAGTCGCCTTCAAGCATTGGAAAGAATGGCAACCCGACGCATTCATTGTGGAGAAAAAGGCAGCAGGTGGGCCCTTGATACAAGAGCTTCGGGCGATGGGTATCCCCGTACAAGAATTTACACCGAGCCGTGGAAACGATAAGATGGTGCGTGTGCAAGCCATAGCAGATTTATTTTCTTCGGGTATGGTATGGGCTCCTGACACACGTTGGGCTCGTGAAGTGATTGAGGAGGTTGCGGCCTTCCCAGTTGGCGAACACGATGACTTTGTGGACACGACCAGCCAAGCACTGCTCCGCTTCAGACAAGGCGGCTTCATCACGCTAGACACGGATGAGCCAGATGAACCACGATTTTTCAAACGTCGCAGCGCGGCGTACTACTGAGGTAAAAAATGGCAACCAATATAGATAAAGCACTGTACCAACAACCCCAAGGCATGGATGAGTTGGCGCAAGACGAAGAGGCTATCGAGATCGAGATTATTGATCCTGAAGCAGTCAACATTCACGCCGGCGATTTAGATATCAGCATCATCCCCGGTGAAGAAGACGACTTTGGCAAAAACTTGGCCGAGGACATGGACGAGGGTGCGTTGTCTGCACTGGCTGGAGACTTGGCCGGAGACGTTGAGCAAGATAAAGGCTCACGCAAAGACTGGGAGAAAGCCTACACAGAAGGCTTGAAACTGTTGGGACTCCAGTACGAGGAGCGCACAGAACCTTGGAACGGCGCTTGTGGTGTGTTCCACCCCATGATTACAGAAGCAGTGGTGCGGTTCCAGTCAGAGACAATTACTGAGCAGTTCCCAGCCGCAGGCCCTGTGCGTACAAAAATATTGGGTAGAGAGACTCCTGAGAAGCAAGAGGCGGCGGTGCGTGTCGAGGCTGACATGAACTACGAGTTGACAGAGGTCATGCGTGAGTTCCGTCCTGAGCATGAGCGCATGTTGTGGAGCCTCCCGGCTACAGGTTCAGCGTTTAAGAAAGTTTATTTTGATCCCAATCTGGGACGTCAGGTGTCTATATTTATCCCAGCAGAAGACATTATTCTGCCCTACGGAACAACCGACCTAGACACTTGCTACCGCTTGACACACGTCATGCGCAAGACCAAGAACGAGATCATCAAACTCCAGCAGGCAGGCTTTTACCGCGACATTGAGTTGCCTGATCCCAGCCGCGAGCAAGACAACATCAAGCAAGCCAAGGACAAAGAGACTGGCTTCTCTGATCTGAACGACGAGCGCTACACCCTGTACGAGTGCCATGTTGACTTGGTGTTGGAAGGGGACGAAGACAAGGATGACGACGGTGAACCTACCGGCGTGATGAAGCCATACGTATTTACCCTAATAAAAGGAAGCAATGATGTCTTGTCTATTCGGCGGAACTGGGAACAAGATGACCCCCTTTGCCTCAAGCGCCAGCACTTTGTCCACTATCAGTACATCCCCGGCTTTGGAGCCTACGGCTTTGGACTCTTCCACCTCATCGGTGGATACGCTAGGTCAGCCACGAGTATCATGCGTCAGTTGGTCGATGCTGGGACGTTATCTAACTTACCCGGAGGTCTTAAGACTCGCGGAATGCGCATTAAGGGAGACGACACCCCCATCGCTCCCGGAGAATGGCGAGACGTAGATATTGCTTCTGGGGCACTGCGCGACAGCATCCTGCCCTTACCCTACAAGGAACCAAGCGTTGTCTTGTCCGGACTGATGGACAAGATTGTGGAAGAAGGCCGTCGTTTTGCCGCAACAGCGGATATGAACGTGTCGGACATGTCCGCACAGGCTCCTGTGGGCACGACGCTGGCTCTCTTGGAGCGCCAGCTTAAGGTTATGTCTGCGGTTCAAGCCCGTCTGCATTACACCTTCAAACAAGAGTTGCGCCTGTTGGCCGCGATCATCCGCGACTACACCGAACCAAACTACGACTACGACCCAGAAGATGCCCCACGCAGGGCCAAGAAAAAAGACTACGACCACATCGACATCATCCCTGTGAGCGACCCCAACGCGGCAACAATGAGCCAGCGGGTTGTGCAGTACCAAGCAGTCATCCAGATGGCGCAGATGGCTCCAGATATTTATGACTTGCCACAGTTGCACCGCAACATGTTGGAGGTTCTTGGTATCAAGGATGCAGACAAGCTTGTGCCATTGCCTGACGACCAGAAACCCAAAGACCCTGTGTCTGAGAATATGGCTGCTCTGCGTATGGAGCCGTTAAAAGCTTTCTTCTATCAAGACCACGAGTCCCATATAAAAGTTCATATGATGGCGATGCAAGACCCAATCGTCATGCAGTTGGTTGGCCAAAACCCCAAGGCTCCTCAGATACAAGCCGCGATGATGGCGCACGTTGCAGAGCACGTTGGCTTTGCTTACCGTCAGAAGATAGAGCAGCAGTTGGGTATGCCGTTGCCTCCTGAAGATGAGAAGCTGCCACCAGAAATGGAAATTCAACTCTCCGGCATGATGGCGCAGGCCGCGTCCCAAGTGCTGCAACAAAACCAAGCACAAGCAGCGCAGCAACAAGCGCAGCAACAACAGCAAGACCCGTTGATCCGGATGCAGCAGCAAGAGTTGCAGATCAAACAGCAAGAACTCCAGATCAAGCAACAAGACTTGCAGCTTAAGTCGCAAGAGATAAAAGGTCGGTTGGAGTTGGACAACAAGCGTCTTGAAGTGGATGCCATGAACAAAGCTGGGCAGCTACAGCAACAAAAGGCAACGGCAAACATTACCGCAATGGGTAAGGCTGGAGACTTAAAACGTCAACGGCAACAGATGGAGATGAACGCAAGAAATCAACAATCTAAAGAAAGTCCAACCAAATGATTCAAGAATTCGCACGCGTATTGCGCGAAAAATTACGCACCGACATGAACAATTACGCAGATGACTGCGCTGGTGGGGCGTGTCGCAACTTTGAAGAGTACCAAAAACTCTGCGGGATTATTCAGGGTCTAGCCCTTGCAGAGCGTTATCTACTTGACCTTGCACAGAAAGTTGAACAATCCGATGAGTGAACTCGTTTTAGAACCGGGGCAGTATGCCCTGCCTGAAGTAATCCAGCCCGTCGATGCGCCAGCAAACGACGCATCCAACGAAGAAAAAGCCACTATGTTGCCAGAGCCTTCCGGCTGGCGCATCTTGTGTGCTGTGCCCCCAGTCTCTGAAAAGATTGATGGTACTGAGCTTGATCTTGTACGCGACACAAGCACTATGCGACAAGAAGAAAGCGCGACCACCGTGTTGTTTGTGATGAAGGTTGGCCCTGATGCGTATAAAGATCAGACCAAGTTCCCCACAGGCGCGTGGTGTAAAGAAGGTGACTTCGTCCTTGTTCGTACCTATTCTGGTACGCGATTCAAGATTTTTGGCAAAGAGTTCCGGCTCATCAACGATGACCAAGTGGACGCTGTTGTGCAAGACCCTCGTGGGCTAACCCGCGCTTAAGGAGCAGAAATGGCAGAGCAATATAAGTTCCCCGATGAACTTGAAGACAACAAAACTCAGAAGGTTGAAATAATTCAACCTGAAGATGATGTTGAAATTGAGATTGTCGATGACACACCTGTACAAGACCGTGGCCGTAGGCCATTGGACAGAGAAGTGGAAGACCCCACCGATGAAGAGATTGAGTCTTATACAAGAGGCGCACAAGATCGCATCAAGGAGTTGACCCATGCGCGTCACGACGAGCGCCGTGCCAAAGAAGCCCTTTTGAGGGAAAAGCAAGAACTTGAGCGTCTTGCACAGCACTACGTCGACGAAAACAAAAAGCTCAAACAGTACGTAAACAATGGTACTGAGCAGTACGGAGCTATGGCCAAGACCGCTGCCGAAGCGGAACTGGAAAAGGCACGTCGAGAGTACAAGGCCGCACAGGAGTCGTTTGACACCGATGCCATCCTTGCCGCACAAGAATCGCTTTTTGAGGCTAAGACAAAATTACAACAAGCACAGAATTTTCGTCCACCCCCTTTACAAGTTGAAGAAAGTGCGGTACAACAGCGACAACAACAGACAGAATCTGTCAAACCAGACGAAAAGACCCTGCGCTGGCAGGCAAAAAACCAGTGGTTTGGTTCAGACGGATTCGAAGAAGTTACCAGCTTTGCACTAGGGCTGCATCA